CTCTACCTTTGTTTACTGTGTTCTTTGACTTGACAATGTACTCTACAAAATCTTTACCCTTATTAATAGTAGAACTAGTCTTGAGTTTAATCTTATCACCCTTCTTTAGTTTGTCAAACATTTTGAGCAACTTAGGGTCATTCATCTTCATTTCATCAAGAGGAACATACAGAGGAAGTTCGACTTCTTCTTTGTACATATTCAACTCAAATTTCTTATCATCAAGATTTGCAACTTGTACTTGGATTGCACCACCTTTACCCTTTAGTCTATAACTATTAGTTTTACCTTTAGATGGTTTCTTAGGGCCTGTCGCAACTTTGTCATCAATCTCTTTTGGATCAATTGTAACACCATGAAGTTTCTTTGCCATCGCATATGCGTGTTGCATTGCAGATGAAAAATCTTTGTGGTAAAGGTCATACTTTGCTTCATCAAGTTCAACTTCTTCTTTGAGTTGAGATTTGTCAACCTTGTCACCAATTGCCTGTGCAGTTTTTAATCTTGCCATTTTTAGTGGTGCAGCATCTGGAAATCTTTTCTCTAGAGAACGCCTGTCTAATCTCAAGTCTCGTTCATCACTACCCATCGAATAGATTTTCATGTCTTTTCCAACAAGAGCATACCTCATCTTTGGTGCTTCGTCTAGTTCAACTTCTTCTTTGACTGCCTTTTCTAAATCATCTGCTTGACCAGCATGAGCTTTACTTGCACCCTTTAACTTTTTGATTATCTCTTTAACTTTGGGTTCGTCTTCTGTATCTAATGCCTCTACCTGTGTGTCAAGGTAATCTGCCATACCATCCAGTTTGTCAACTGCGACTGCGACTTTGTTAGTCCACCATGAAGGGAGCGCATCCTCTGGATTAAGTTTTGCAAGTTCACCAGACATCTTTGTAAGTGCAGACATTGCAACCTTTACATTGTTCTGTGCAGATGCAACATCAGTGTGACCATCCTCTTGAACTTCTTCCTTTTTAGGTTTCTCACCACGTTCTTTTTTAGAGATTGCGATTGCAGCTTGTTGAGCAGGAGATACTGCTTCATCAATATCTTCATTTTGTCTTTTGAGAACTGCCATAACTTGTGGGTGTTTAGATAATCCTTTTTTCATTTTCTCAATAGCTGTAACTGCACCAGTCATATTACCCTTTGCATATCTAGGGTCAGATGCAATACCAATCGCCATTTTGATTTCTTTAGGGGAAAACCCTTCATCAACCGAAAACTTTCTAACCTCTTCTAACAATGTTGACATTCTCATTGTACTATCCCTTCATTAAGTCGGTAACCGACTTTGTAGACCAAAACTTACAAGACCAGTATCCTGCTGTTGTTTTGTCTTTCTTTTGATCGCAATTATGTCTTGCTCTAAATGATTTTCTTCTTGCAGGGTCATCTCGTTTGATAGACATATTTGGATCACCAAACTCTACTTTTACTACATTACCCTTGTCATTTTTGACATAGACTTTATATTTCTTTGTATCACCCTTTGTAGGATTATTTAGGTCTACAGACCTTCCTTGATACTCTGCTTTTTCTGTAACTTCACCCCATTCATTCAAATCTTCACTTTTTGCTCTTTGTATTTGGTCAGGTGTTGGTGCGCCTTTGTCACCCTTTTTTCTCATCTTCTCACCAGAACCTCTTGCAATTCGTTCTTTCTTCTTTCTGATGTTATCCCAAAGACCTTCAGTAGTGTCTACACAATCATCACAACAAGCTTCTTCTCCCACTTGGAATGGCCCACCTGTTCCTAATACTTCATGCCCTTTGCGTTTCTTCTTTGGTATCATACCTAATTCTGTTTCCTCAATCATTTCTCCATCTCTCATCACTTGAGTCCTTTTGGACTTGTCATATATATTTAAGTGTTTAGTTACAAACTTCATCTTTTTTAATTTAATCATTAAGTCTTTAATATTTTTTGCCCCAACATTACCTTGTTGTTTTTTATCACTAACACGATAAGTAATATCTTTCTCATCAAGTTCAACTTCTTCTGGGTGGTGTGATGAGTTCACTTGTTTTGCAAGGTCTTTGTCTGCCTTACCCCATGTGCCAGAACTCTTAGTTGTAAATGAGTTAACTCTTGCAAATGCCCACTGTTGTGGAGTAGTGCCAGGTCTGTGTCCTGTTCTCCATGCAGCCATTCCTCTGTCGTATACCTTCTTCAAAATACCGTATGGCATACCAGACTTTTCTGCTTTCTTAACCAATCCAGCAATTTTCTCATCTATAACTTCTTCTTTTTTGGTAGACTTTAACTCATCTTTCTTGTCTAAAAATGCAGCGATGGCCATGTCTTGCTTCTTTTCTTTAGACTTACCTTTGAATTGTGGTGCATCTGATTTTTTAAAGTCTTTTACATAATCACCAGCAGTTGCATCTTTACCAAGTTTCTCACCATACATTTGTTTGAATTTCTTAGTATGAGTAGATGGTTTAGTTTTCTTTCCTGAGTCGCCTGGCGCTGGTTTATATGCAGCAGGATTATCGTCATCCATCTTTGCACCTTTTGTAAAGTGTGCATCTCTATCTTTTTTAGTTGACTTAGACATATCCTTACCACCAGCATCTTTTGCATAATACTTTGCTGGTTCTGTGCCTGGGCTATCTTTAATATCGGGGTCTTGTCTTACTTCATTAACATCTTCTGGTCTATATGTTTTTCGTTTTCTGCTTCTTTCTGCACTATCTTTTGCTATTTGAGCAGACTTACCAGTTGCAATCCTCAAGTTCTTAAATTGTTTTGACTGCATAGTTTTTTCACGCAAACGTGGTTCTCTACGATTCTCTGATGGGTCTTCATTTTTAAGATTACTTGGATCGTTGTTCATAGGATTATTATCCTTATGCCCTACATCTTTACCCTTAACTGCTTTATCACCCATAACTCTGCGAGCTTTGTTCCTAGAGGAACGTCTTGCAATCTGTTCTGGTTTTCCCTGATAATCCTCGTACTCTTTCTTGTAGTCTCTTTCTTTTTCTACGATATCGTGTAACCAAGTCTTATGTACCTTACCATCCTCTGATACAAATGTCAAGTAGTTTGTGCCTCTATTAATAACTTTACCTTCGTGGCCATGTGCTTCAACTATGTCACCCACGTTCCATAGTTTACCTGTGAGATACATATCTCTGAGTGTTTCAAAGTCTGTCATCTCACCCATATCACGTTCTTCACGAATACCCATATTTTTGCGAACATCGTTATAGAGTTTTAGTGCATCTTTAAAACCAGATGGTACACCAGTTTTGAATGAATCAAAATCACCTTCTGCTGCAGCAGCTCTCATCTTGGATGCAGACATACCTTCTACACCTTCTGAATCAGGGTCACGTTCACCAGCAGATACTACTTCAATATTGTCAAAACCATAATATCCATGTTTTTTACCTTCAACACCGTTATACTCATTCAAAAGTCTATCAAACTCTGCAACACGGTCAGAACCAACAACCATTACGATTGCCTTGTGACCCTTCTTGTATAGTTCTACTGCAACTTCGATTGCAGTTCTTGGTGTACCTACTGTGATATTCTTTGAATACTTTGGAAACATCTTCTTCATATATGCAACTTTCTTTGCATATGGAAGTGGGTCTTTCTTAGCGTTCTGTGACTTTGATGGATACACATACATTTTAGAACCAGCGTTTTTACCCTGTTCCCTTGCAAGTGCATCTATAAGTTTCTCATGTCCTGTGGTTGGTGGATTGAATCTACCAAAAGTAAATACAGCAGTATCACCACGAGCTTCTAAAATTTCTCTAAAACTACGCATCTTGTTTTCTCGCTCTTGCATCTTTTACTTTTTTGATTTCATCTTTCTTGACAAACTTTACTTGTTTCATAGCAAGTTTTGCAATAAGACCACCATATTTTTGTTGTATCTTTTGATCTATCTTTATTCTTTGTGCCACAGGCATATCGTCATAATTTTTGAAATATTTATCAATGACTATTCGTTTTGCTCTTTTTGCAGCTTTAACTTTTTGTTTTTCGGGTGATGCAATTTTAAGTTTTGATCTTGCGACTTTTTGTTTGAAGGAAGAACTCTTTGCAAGTTTTTTCATACGGAGTGCAGCCTTGCGTCTTGCAGCCCTGTTGACAACTTTAAATTCTGAAAGACCAGATACTTCAGATGCTAGTTCTAAAAATGTTTTCATTTATCCCATGCCTTTATAGCAGTAAAGTTATTGAAGGAAAACTCCATTCTGTCTACCAGTTTGACAGCACCGCCACTAACTCTATCAATAGCAACATAACCCTCTGGATTAGTCACTTTAAATCCATTTGAGGTCTTGATGAACGTATCAGTCAATCCCTTTACACTATTTAGTTTATTTACAATTTGTGACTTTGCGTCTACCAAATAGTTTTGAAACGTGATGATTTGTACTAGATTATTGGTGTGTTTCTTGACTTCTCTTACATATTCCTTTTGAATGTCTGTGTATTTCTTTTTACCAGCATCACTCTTGGCTTTGTCAATTTGTTTCTGAATTGATGTTTCAACCCATTTCTCATAACCCTTTGCGTGTAATTTAGGATTAGTAATCTTTTCTCCAGCACGAACCTTACTATTATTGTATGTCTTGAGAGATGCACCAGCGATTGCACCTGTCATACTTTCTTGTAGATTAAGAAACTTCCTTAGTTGTACTGCATTGATTTTCTTGAAAGTAGAACCAGTAGAAGACAATGCAGCCGTTACTGATGCAGTTTCTTTTGCAGTCATGGTTGCACTACCAGACGCATCTTTGTAAGTTGCATCGTCCATCCAAACAGTAGATGGTTTATTAAGTCCTTTGATATCTGCACCAAATGATGCTTTCATATCCTGTAGTGCATCACCTGTATATGTTGTGTGCCAGACAATACCAACCTTTGCGTTGTTTATAACTTTACCAAGAGTGCTATCAACAGGAACAGCATACACAATTGTATTGGGTTGGAAAGTTAAATACTTAGTGCCATCAATAGTATCTGTGTCTACATCATCTGTAAACATCAGATCACCTTGCAACACACCTTTAATTCCAAGTTTAGAAAACTCTGCAAGAGCAACTTTGAATTTTGCGTTGAGTGTTCCTGATAAATCATCATCAATCTCTTGTGCAGATTTGTACAGTTTAGGGTTGACGTTGAATACAGACTTCTTTGCAACAAAGAACTTACCATCTTCTGGGTCAATACCAGCAAAGATTGCAGGCGCACCATCCCACTTGACAGTCATGTTAATTGAAGACCGAGCATTACCAGCAAGCATATCTCTTAGTGAACGTAGGAAGTTGATTGCAGCTCTACCACCATCAACACCATAGTTAAGGATTTCATCTTCCAGATGCTCTAGGTGTAAATTCTTACCACCCTTATCTTCTGTTAAAAACCTATTTAAAGTCAACAAAGTTATCTACCTCTATGTTCACTTCAACACCTAAAAATTTCATTAGATTTGATGCAGAAGATTTAAAGTATAACTTAATTTTTTTATAAGTTTTACTAAGAAATCCTTTTATTTTTTTTAATACATTGCGAAATATATTTTCTGTTAATACCTTTCCATGAATATGAAAAGATTCATCCATTGCATCAACTATAAGAGAAATCACAGACCAAAAATTATATTCACCAGTTTTCTTTCCTTTTAACTTTCTAGATGATGTTTTAAAACGTGCTTGAAGTTTCATTTTATTTGCCATTTTCTCACAATATGAATCATCATAAACACTATGAATTACAACATTAGTTCCATCATGGGATGCAACTAACATAAATTCTGCGGCTGCAAGTGCAGTCTTACCAAATTTTTCAAAACCAGACATTGCCTCTCTAGCAAATGCAATTTTAAACTCTGCACTTTGATCAAACAATGTTCCCATTTCAGTCATACATTGTTTGTGTGCAGTTTCACCAGCATTTACAACTTGATTATTTCCCTTTTTAATAATTGCTCTAAGTTGAGTTGGGGCAAGTGATGCAGTTA